AAATTGAAGAAGCCCTATGGGATATTATCGGGAGAGTTGGAACGAATGTTGAGTATGCGAGATATCTTGAACTGGGAACACGGAAGATGTCACCACGACCTTATTTACGCAGGGCAATCGAGGAGAATAAACAGGAATTAGTCAATATTTTATCGGGGAAGATTATATGAATAAAAATGAAAGTAATGTCTATCTGATAATGGATGAAGAATTTAACAGGATGTGCATAGATGAAACAATTATCCAAAGCGATTATATCGAAATATAAGTTATCGACAAGTTCAGGGACGCTTTATTCCAGCCTGACCGGCGGTCTATGGAATAGTGAAGCGCCTGCCAATACGGCCTATCCTTATGCCGTGTTCTATCTTATCAGCGACACCCCGTCTCATGTGATGGAAGGGACGTTCACTGATTACAAGTATGAGGAATGCCTTGTTCAATTTTCTATCTATGATGATGACACTTCACAGGCAACCATCGGCGGACTCTATGATACCTTGACTGATTTATACGATGAAGCAAGTTTAAGTGTGTCGGGCTATTCCACCATCTCATTCAAGAGAGAATTTTCTCACGCCGAGAAGATCAATCTGGAGAACGAAAGCTACTGGCAGTATGTCGTTCAATATCGGGGATTGTTTGAGAGGAGTACGTAATGGCAAGGTTAACGCCGTTAAGGGCAATCAGGGCAAAATGTCTGGACTGTTCTGATATGAGTTCCAATGAAGTGAAATTATGCGGTTTTACAGACTGTCCGTTGTACCCCTACCGGTTCGGTAAGAATCCGAATAGAAAAGGTATCGGTGGAAACATCAGGAATGCCTTAAATAGAAAAAATATGCCGACCCAATAAGCGATTTTCAGATTAGATTATCAAATACAAGAAATAATATGTCTTGAAATAAATCTGTTCATAAAGAGGTGATTGAATTGATAGATTGGATTAGCGGATTATCCGGAGGCGGACTGTTAGCTTTCATCATGGGTGTTTTCTTTTTGTTTGCCTTTGCCATAGACCATTTTACGAAATAATAAACATAACGAAAGGAAGGGATTATGCCTTTAAGTACGGAATTTGTAAAAGGACTCGATAAAATTACTATATGCGCCCAGGGGCCGAGCTGGTATCAGTGTCCGCCCATGCCGGAGAAGAACACCGAAATATGGGGCTGTAACGCAATCTACCGTGACCACTATGTTGACCGGCTGTTTGTCTGCCATGATATCCGTGTCATCATGCTGCACGATGATGAAGATTTTGTGGAGAATGTCAACAAAATGGGAATGCCGGTTTATATGACTTACGATTACAAGGTCATCAATAACCGTGCCAAGATACCGATAAACGAAATAATGAACAAGTGGGGAGTCGGTTTTTTCCTGAATGTGATTGCCTACATGATAGCAACTGCTATCTTGCAAGAGCCGAAGGTAATCAGTATGTACGGGGTTGACATGAGGCCGGACGCCGGTAATGAAACCTACATCAATGAAAAAGGATCAGTCGAGTTCTGGTGCGGTGTGGCTCGTGGTCGGGGTATTAAAATAATAAACACGCCGGAGAGTTTTGTTCTCCGAACCAAACAGATGGGCAATTTTCAGGGCTACCGGAACAAGCTCCATCAGGAGGGATTATATGTCAATGTCCCAAAAGAGGAGCGGACACCTGAAGGAATCAGAAACTATATTCTTCTTCCGGTAGGGGAAGAAATCTAAATCAGATCAATTAGATAACAGAAGGAGTGATTTAAATGGCAAGTATCAGTGGAGTAAACGGTTACCTGTCTTACACAGGTAGCAGCGGATCAAGCTCAACAGGAAGCGCAGCGACTTTCGTAAAGAACTGGAATATTGACTATACTGCTGAACTTTACGAAACAACCAATTTTGACGATTCAAGTGGTGGAAGAAGCTACATCAGCGGATTTACAGGATGGGGCGGAACTTTCGAGTGTAATTACTCGACGGACAACACCGCACTTCCAGGTTCTACTGGAACGATTATCCTGAAGACTTCCACCGGCACGGCTGGAGCGTTTATGGGAGATGCAGTCTTAACCAATATGACTATCAACACACCTGTAGACGGCATTGTAACACAGACTTATACCTTCCAGGGTTCAGGAGCTTTGGCTACCAGTACAGCATAATTAGAGAGGTGATAATATGGCTTCGATTAGCGGAGTAAACGGGGCAGTCTATTATAATGCGGAAGAAACAGTGACTGCCGTAGCAAGTGATTTGACATTCTCAACAGGAAAGACCATCACCTCGGCAGCCCCTATCAACTTTACCACAGAGGGGTTTGAAGCTGGAATGGTTATCCAGATATCCGGATGTGAAACGGCAACCGGCAATAACGGATTATACACGATTGCCAGTATCTCAACCGGCGGAGATGTGATTACAGTCAGTGAGGCGATTGCAACAACTGCAGCGGATACTGGCACGCCGGCTATTACAGAATATGATCCCGGCCTACAGGTATGCGGATTCTATAACTGGAATATTGATTATAATGCTGATCTGTATGAAGATACCGACTTCTGTAATTCAAGTGGCGGCAGGCATTATATTGGCGGCTTCACCGGCTGGACGGCAACGGCTGACAAGCATTTTAAGACCACGAATAACCGTGTAGAGGATTGGATATCTTCCACCGGCGGAGCGCAGCAGATAAAAGTCCGTTTCTTTACCAAGTATGTAGCAACACCATCAACAAGTTCACCATCCCAATATTGGGAGGGTAATGCTTATGTTATGGGGTTAAATACCAACACGCCGGTTGACGCACTTGTTGACCAGTCGTTAAATTTTCAGGGTGATGGAGCATTGACCTTGACCACCAAGACCAGTGCATGGAATACGACAGGTTAATATACAGGATGATCTACAGGTTAATATTAAAATAACAGGAGTTAATATGAGCGATAAAGAAGATGTGAAGATTGAGGATATGACACAAAGTCCGCTTGAGATAGAGCTGAAGGGGAAGAAGTATAAACTTGCCCCGATCGGCTTTATCGATTTTGGTGATTTTGCACAGTACGTCAAAGGACAGAAAATCAAGCTGTGCGAGAATATCACTGACAAGGAAATACAGCTACAGATGATAGAGAAGATTATGAATGAGCCGGTCAATCTCGATGCGGAATATAGCACGGTAAACGGGATCAGCTATATGGCATGGAAAGCGATACAGAAGAACCATCCGGAGATTGAATTAAAGGATATCAATAATCTGATTGACCTTGACAACTTTGAACAGGTTTCCGTCATACTGAGTAATCTTGGTGGTTCGATAAAAAACCAAAGGACGGCAAAGGCAAAAAACCAATAAACTTTGGCTATGTTTTTGCCGTCCTAAAACATTTTTATCATTGTTCAGATGATGAGATAAACCAGATGAGTATGTACAAGGTACAGCAATATCTTGATAACCTGCCAAAGTTACTTGGAACGGATAAACAGGAAAAACCACGACCCCAGACGGATACCGATTTAGTACAGCAGGCGAAGGCTCAAGGATTACGAGTGCCGAAACATTTTAAACATTAATTGGTAGACCAATAAACTTCTTTTGAAAACTTACTAATTTTTGAATCATATTTAATCATAGTATCATAAGTTGCTTCGTGTCCAGGTGCAATTGTATTAGGATTAGCATATGTTTCTTTTAATTGGATTAAATTATCATTTTTATCAAGTGCCAAAATTTTTACTTTAACCCAATAAGCTGCCATTTTACCTTTGTTCTTTAAAATGCCCTGTAAATAATAATAATTACCTTGAACAAAATTAGTTGAGTCTACAAAAACAATATCAGCTTGAAATTCATCTTTTGATTTGTTTTCTAATTCTTCAATTCGTGCCTTGATTTCTTTTTCAGCCTGTATTAACTCTGGTGATTTTTCTTGTTTTGCTGCTGGCTTGTTTAACGAGATACTTTTTTCAAATAGAATCTCAATCGTGTAGCCTTGTTCCTCTTGTTCCGGAGTTAAACAATCTGTATCTGTAATGGCAATCAGGTTTCCATTGCAATCTTTAACTCCATAAATATTGTTAGCAGTTGCGTTAATTTCAACAAACGAAACGGCGATGGCAAGAATGATAAAGAGAATCAAATACTTTTTCATAAATTTCACCTCCCTTTTTATAGGCAGGTCAGATGAAAGAGTGATTCCTAATAGCATGGCGGGCATATCAGGACAGACCCAACCTAACCTGCCTACTATTTTTACCTGCATCATAAATCATAATAATAAAATTGTCAAATTAAGGTGGTGACCGAAATAAAACTTGCGGAAGCCTTTATAGAAATAAGTGCAAATACTGCACAACTTAAACTTGGTTTTGCAGATACTGAAAAGCAAACCAAGATGTCTATTGACCGGATAACTTCTATTGCTGCCAAACTTGGCAGGTCTTTTGCTATTATAGGTACTTCTCTTACGGCTTCATTCGGTTATGCTGCTAAAGGTGCGATGGATTTAGAGGCAAAGCTAAAGCGTGTTGAGGTACAGGCTGGTGCTACTGCTGATGAAATAGAAGAAATCAAGCGTTCATCGTTTGGTGAGGAGTTTGTCAAACTTGGCAAATCGGCCAGTGAGGTAGCAGATATCTATAACCGGTTAGCATCAGAGGGTTACAAGGTTGCCGAAATGAAGGCGATGCTGAAACCGATTACCGAAGCGGCGATTGTACTCGGTACAGAAGAAAACGAAACAACAAAATTAATGCTGAACCTGATGCAGCAATATAATCTTGAAGCTACAGATATGACACATATTTCAGACGTTCTTGCCGGTGCATTGGCTAATACATCATTTCAGGGGCAAGAATTAGTTGACACAATGAAATATGCCGGAGTTGCGGCAAGTGAACTTGGGTGGAGTCTGGAGGGTACAATTCCGATTGTTGATGCTGTTATCAAGGTTACCGGCGAAGCTACTATGGCCGGTACGCAGTTTAGAATGATGGTCAATATGCTGCTTGATCCGACTGACAAGATGAAAGAAGAATTTAAAAATGTCGGCATCAGCCTGAATGAAGTTTCCGAAGCATTAAAGACACCAGTCGGATTAATCGAGTTATTGAATAAGGCACACGAAAGAGGTGCTAATTTTGCAGCCATGTTCGGGGCAAGAGCCGGTAATGCTGCTGCCGTTATTGCCAGACAAGAAATACCAGCTATTGAAGCACTGACTGAAAAAGTGAATGATGCAGGATTTGCCCATCAGGCAGCCGGTGACATGATGGATACTGCTGCTGGGAAGATTAAAGCATTTAAGGCTTCAATGGACAATTTAAGGGCTACTATTGGTGATACCCTGCTACCAGTATTAAGTGAATTGGTTGATAAGGAAACAGAATATGTTACACAGGCCAAAGCATGGGTTGACGCTAATGAAAAACTTGCGTCCTCGATTGCCCAATGGGGAGCAGGAATAGGTGGGGTTATGCTGGTTCTTGCACCCTTGATGATGATGATGCCAGGATTAGTCATTATGTTTCAGGGTTTAAATGTGGCATTGTTAGGACTTGGGGGTTATCTTGGCAAATTAGCAACTGGATTAGGATTATCAACTCCAATGTTTGCAGCACTTGCAACAGAAATAGTCTTTGTTGCTGGTGTTATAAGTGACTGGATTAAAGCATTACAGGAAGGTAAAAGAATAAGTGAAGAATCAAAAATTGCTACAGAAAATCATGAAAAGGCTTTAAAAGCATTTGCCGATAAATTAGGCATATCTGTTGAAAAACTAAAGCGATGGCAGGAATGGGGCTTGTCTGTTTCTGATATGCAGTTCAGGGCAAAAATGCTGACGGATGACTGGACTGACAGCGTTAAAAATTTGAATGAAGAAATGGCAAAGGCAGTCAGTCCTGACACAAGGGGATTTAAGGATTTTCTTGATGAAGTCAATGAAATGTCCAAAGTGCCATTTGCAATATATGACATTATGAAGCCTTATGAAGAAGCCATTCAAAATGCTGAAAAATATTTATCCGAATATGAAAATAAAGTCAGGGAAGTTAATCGGGAATACGAAAAATCTGTTGAAAGTATTAAGGCGCTTGGGCTTGCCGAAGAAAGAGAGGCTGAAGAACTTGCCAGATTAGTAGCTGGCAGGGATGCTCAATTGAGAATACTGGACGAAGAACGGCAGGCAACAGAGGAATTAATTCAGGCAAAACAAAGTTTTCAGGAATCGATGGAAGGTATTAATGACAAAATCTATGAATTTACGCATAGTGAATATGAAACAAAGTTAAGAGATATTAACCATGAATATGATTTATTGATAGAAAATGCAAGAGAAGTTATTTCGGGTGAAGATCAATTGAAAGAAGCGATTGACAGAATAAATACTGCACGGCAATTGGAAATTGATAAATTAAATGAATTATATCAAGCTCAAAACGAAGACATATCAATAAAACAAAGACTTGCCGATGCCTATAAAACGATTTCAGATAGAATTTTTGAACTTACTCATACTGCACAAGATGTTGCTATCAAAAAACTTGACGAACAAAAACAGGCTTATCTTGATCTGGGTGTTTCCATTGAGGAAGTAAACAAGTGGTATGCTCTGGAAATTGAAAAATTAATAAAATTAAATTCTGAAATGGAAAAAACAGAGGCGGCTGTTAATAAAATTATTACCGGTTATCGAAAAATGGAAATAGGTGGAGGACAACATGGAGACAAAATAGGTATTGGGCAAATTGGAGATTTAATGAGTGGTAGTCAATATGTCCCAGAATATCAGCATGGATCATCTTATGTTCCCAAAACAGGGCTGGCAATGTTACATCAGGGTGAGGCAGTCGTTCCGGCCAACCAGAATACCTATAATCAACAGAAAAGTTATTCCCCATCAATTGTTGTTAATATTGCCGGCGACGGTAATAGAAATAACGTTATCAGGGCAGTCGAAGAAGCCCTCAATCGAAGCGCCCGTGAATACCGCAGAACCGGCTATGAATTAATTCCAGGAATGAGTTAGGTGATGATATGGCAGATAATGTCCTGTATTTAGGCTCAACCACAGCAACGGCTGTTAATCTTCCGCCGTCCTATAATTATGATCCGAACTGGCTGGAGTCAGTAGAACGGACGATTGACGGCTCATTGATTGTCAATCAGGTTGTGACCTCATCCTCATCGGCTGTCCAGAAACGGCGGTTTTCATTTTCCGGAATCCAGCAGTTTACGTCTACTTTTTCCGGCTCGACTGTGACAACCGGATGTGTTCTTGATTTTCTCGGATCAACCTATTCGGTGCATATCATATCACAGAATTACCGCTATCTCTATCAGGGATCAACATCAGCCGGAAATATTGTTGAATACAGTTATGTATTAGAGGAAGAATAACATGGCAGAATTAGAGATTGACGGATTTGTGGCAGTTAATAACGAGATTGCATCCATCAGCACCGGCTCAATCGTCATTACCGATTCTGCTGATTATTACACGGGACTGCGGTCAACCGGAGCAATTTCGATTAATACCGACAAGATCAGTGCGGTAACAGGAACAACCCAGCGAATCAGAATGGCAGTCACGGTAGGCGGCGTGGATGTTACATCGGCGTTAATCGGCACAATCCAGATTACGCACAACCTCAATTATATCAGCTCATTTTCATTCACATTAGGTGATCCACAATATTCACCGAAACAGAATAGCAGTATCGAAATTGACGCAGTTGTGGTAATTACAGCTTATATTAACGGACAGAGCTTTAAGATGTTTACCGGTCTTGTGGATGAGATGCGGTCAAATAACAGTCTTGACGGATTCCGATTGACTATTTCCGGCAGGGATTA